CGATATGCCCCGGATGAACGGCGGTTCCCGAAACAATAGTGATCGGGATATCAGGAAAGGTGCTTGGGGCTGCCATGAGTTTGTTGTATTTAATGACCAGCTCCGTGTACTTCTGTTCGGAGACGGTAGCGCGTTGGCTATACCAATCCAGTGCGCCCCTAAGTGCATTTATTTCCGAAAAAGGCCAGATCGGTAATGCCATCACTTCTTCCCCAAAATAGCCTTCACGTCATTGATGATCGTGAGAGCTTCTTCTTTTGTGATTTTGTCGTCCTGGACGGCATCGGCTACATCCTTCAGAAGTTTCTTTGAGGCCGTCCATTTCACAGCCAATACAACTGCCACGATGCCCAGAACTCCGCTGATGATTTCAAACGTCATATTATCCTCCCTTGATTATTCCGTATGCGCCAACTCCGAGAACCCCGCTGCCGACAAGTATCCCGACAAGCGTCCAGAAGGCGCGTTTGAGGCTGAACAGTTCCTTGCCTTGCGCCTCTACCTTGCCGCACAAACCCTTTTCGTCAGTGTCCGGCACACCGTACATCCCCTGATGCACCTGCTGCAGCAATGGATAAGCTACCCTTACGAACTCCTCTGGTGTTTTTGGCACTTCCCCATTCATCAATCACCGTCCTTTCTAAGTAGTTACCCAAACCACTGGGCCTACCGTCCCATAGACTCTGACATTTCGTATTGCGATCTGACTAGCGTTGCTTGTTTTGATCCATACCTCAATAGTGTCCCCCTGAATCCATCCCGCGATATCCTCGCTATAAGTGGTGTATTCAGTCCCGGCCACGGTTCGCTCTGTGCCGATAGCCGCACTCGCTTCATTGCGTTTGCGGTATATCCTCCCATACCCAATAGTATCTGTATTCCCGCGCAGGTCGAATTTGATGCGCAATGTGCCGCTGCCCCCAGTAATGGACCTGCCTAACTCGTAACTGGTATTATTTGTCCCCTTAGCAGCATCGATGGAAGCCAATAGAGTGTCTGAGGCAACGAAAAACGAGCCCATAGTATCGACGTATGCCTTCCTCGCCGCTTGATTATCCGTGGTAGGATTGGAGGCTGGGAGTTCGGGGATTGAGCCGAAGGTTTTGACCCCGTTGATGGTCTCGGTCACGTTTAACCCGGGAGCCATTGCCACCCAAGCTGACCCGTTGGAATAATATGCTTGCTGCGTGTCAGTGGCAAATAAAGCGCAGCCCGCATAAGTAGCAGCATTCAAAGCGCCGATCTCTGCCGCTGTACCCCAACCAATGAGGCATTGATTCATATTAGCCTCAGAGTTTTGCGTGACTCCATGTGCCCAAAAACCGCCGAATGATACCGCCATCGTTATGCCTCCATTACCGTATCCCTTAGATTCAATTGAAGTGAAAATAAAGCTGTCTTGGTTTTTGAATAAGCAAACTCCGCAACCATCACGCCTGAGTTAGCCGCTGCGGTTGCACCTACACCGGCAAAAAAGCCGATTCTCGTTATCGTTGCCACAGCATCAGCCGGTCCCAGATAGATTATAGTGTCCAGTATGCCCGCCGCTCCTGCAACTTGGCTAGTCACAGCATGTCTCCCTAACTCGTTTTGCAGTTGTGTGTCAGTAACGGCAAGAGCCGCCGCTCCATCTCCCCAAGCGATATATTTTATTTCACAATCCGTCACATCTCCCTTGAGTGCATCCCGTAATAAACTTAAGCCTACGTTTGTTATCATCTTTTACCTCAGCAAACAACAGTCCCATCTCCGCACGTTGTGCCATCTCCGCAGATCGCACATACATAAACGGCCTCCGTCAACACGCCCTCGATCTCGTATACTTCAGAGAACTGTTTCAGAATTACCAGAAGGGAATTCCCGCCCACACTCAATGATGAGCCCTCAGCTCCCGGCATCATGTCTGCAAACATACGTGCCCAGCCGCCCATTACCGGCCCCTCAACGGCCCTCACGGTGTAAAGGAACTCATTTGCCTGCCTTGAGAATTTCACAGACTCAATTAACATCTCGGTTGCCGCGAGTCCGTAAAGCGTATGTGTTACGGTTGCCAGTTGCCCCGGCCTCAGCCCGCTCCGCCGTGTGACAAACTCGATAACCCTGCCCGTTGGGGAATAGCGCGCCAGTTTAGCCAAACCAGAGTCAATGGCTGACTGTTGATCGGTGATGGTTGGCTCATCTGCCACGGACTCCACAATGCCCGTTCCGGCACCTTCAATAGCCAGTTGGGCAGCAATGGCACCTTCATCCTCTACTAGTGCTACAATCTCATACTCGCCTTGGTAGGTAAACACAACAGCGACGGCACCAGGGGCAACCGTGGCAATCAAGTTTTCGTCACTTTTTGACCAGTACCAGTCCTTCACTGTGTCGATACCTTTAATGCCCACCGTCTGCGGCGGTTGCCCGGCTACGGTGATCGTCGGCTCTTTAGCCAGAGGGTAGCCCATTGCAAATGATTTTGTTGCACCGTCTCCAGTCCGTGTTTCCACCTGCGGGTCGGTAATGGCTTTCCCACCCAGGACATATTGCCGGTTGCGGTATTTGGCATTACCTCTGAGCATTACTGGATTCTGGAGCATGTCCGCAGCGGTCACTGCCCACGGAGCTAGAGTCGTTCCGCGTGCCACAAAATAGAGGGCCTTGTTTTCGTCGATGTACCATGTGAAATTAGCTTTCTCTGCCAGCGCGTCAATCGCATCGCTCACGCGAGCATAATTTATTGTAACTGTCGGTAGCGTCGGTCCCGCCTGAATCTCTCCGATTATCACGCCCTCGGCTGCCAGATACTTGTCGAACAGGTCATCCACAATATATCCGCACGTCTGAGGGGTGGCATACGATTCAACCGCGACTCGTTTATCTGCCAGGTAGTGCCAATCGGCACATTGCAGAGAGTGGTATTTGCCGCCGCTGGGGGAGACACGATCCTCTTTGATCGAGTCCATAACCCCACCGAATATCAGATCATCGGAGTCGTCGTATATCTCAATAGGTTCGCCCTTTGAAAATGTGGTAGCACCTGTGATGTCAACAAGCGTAACCGATGATATACTCCGTTCCTCGATCCTTAACTCAACATCAAGGGTGTCTTTTACAACGTCCCGGTTCAGTACCCAGTCAACCGTGTCAATGATAATCTTCATGCGCGTGCTCCTGTGCGGAGTCTGATTTCATCGACCAAAGGCTGGCCGAGTATCCGTGCCAGCGTGCGGCCGTCGATCTGGAAGGTGATATTTGCCGTCTTGTATCCGCCGTCTCTACCCGCCATCTGTTTTTGATTCATAATGTACTCTGTCCCGGCCTCACCTGCTACCCCATAGGCTTTCATGGATTTGAGGCCATAGAGCACGGTCGGTTCGGGGATTTGGAAGTTCCCGGAGGCATGATTCAGAAGTGGGTTCAAAGTGCCCCCCGTTAAATCTATAGGAACCCCTGCGGCTGGCGCAGTTAGAGGCGCAGTTGAAGCCGTGGGACTTAAAAACTGTTTTCGCAGTTCAATCGTAGCCAAGATAGCATTCTGTTTTTCCGTTTCGGCTGCAATCGCCGCGTCTCTTTCGGTTGCTATCCGCACAAGTGATTCAGCAAGGGCTGTGTCTTCCGCCGCTTTTGCGTCTGTCAGCCTGGTAGATTCTGCTAACCATCGGTCATTCTCAGCAGTTTCGGCTGCAAGGCGAGCCGTTTCAATGCGGGTAAGTTCCTCAGTTAGAGCCGTATCCGCCGCCGTCTTCTCTGTAGCCGTATTATCGAGGATGGTTTGGAGCGTTTCATTCGATGCTTTAATCCTTGCATCCCGTTCTGCCTGGAATACTGCGGCAACCTCGCCAACTCCATTTCGTAAATCGGTTATCTTATCCCTGATTGCGTCCTTTTCAACCTCGCGGCCTCTCAGTATCTCATTGCGGGCCACTTCCGCCGCATACTCAGCATAACCAACGGTGTCTCCCGCCGCCTCTAATTCGGCAAGCCTTTTCTGTTCAGTGGCACGGGTTAAGGCTAAATCCTCAGTTGCTGTCTTTTCGTCAATCGCATCGATCTGTGCCTGTAGTGTTTTCTCGGCATCACTTAATGATAATTGATACTCAGCTTCTATCTGTGAGAGCCGTTCCGCGTGGTCGGTTCGGGCCTTCTCCGCCACAGCATCGAGGGCTTTTATTCGGGCATCTCTGGTATTTCTGGCTATCTGGACAAGGTTAGTTTCGACTGTTTTAGTGTCTGCATAAACCTCTTGTATATTAGATAGCTCTCTCTCGTGTGCCGTCTGAGCATTGGCAGAGTCAACATCTAAGAGCCTCTTTCTCTCGGCACTGGCCTTTTTAGCATCATCGAGTTTGGTATTTTCTACAGATTCTTCGTATCCGTACTCTGCTTTGATCGATGCTATTTTGTCGGCAAGGTTTTTGTCCGCCTCTGATTTGAGCTTAGATATAGTCTCAAGCTCATTTTTTAACTGTTCGGCAGACGCGGCCTTTTGCGCCTCTGTGATCTTTTTAAGATTATCCTTTTCGTTTTTAACCTCTTTGTCACCAATGATAGGCACCCAGGACGGGAATCGAGTCATCTCATGCCAACTCATCGAGTCCCATAAGTCGCCGAAAGATTTTTTGAGGTTGTTGACGCTGAAATCCAGTTGGGCAAATACTCCAATCAATACCCCTGCCGCTACAGCCACCACGCCAAACGGGTTAGCTGTCATAGCGACGTTAAGCGCCCACTGTGCGGCCACCTGCGCCCAAGTTGCTATTGTGGTGGCAATAGTAGCAGCCTTCAGTGCCACAAAAGATATTGCGGCCATTCCCGCTTTTGTGCTCAGAAATAACATCACCGGCCCCAGCGTTGCCATGACTCCCAGAACACCTTCAAGCGGCTGTAACACTGAGCCGAGCCGCAAGGATATCTCACTCCACTTCTGCTTGAGCTTATCCATTATTCCGTATTGAGTGTTCGCAGCATCGGCATATTTCTGAGTGATACCCGTGGCTCCAGCCACCTCGTCTTTGTATGTATCAATCTCGGCTTGTGTTAGATTAAGGGCTTCAGCGAGTGAGACCGTGCCGTCCTTGGCCTGGTTGACGGCCGTCCTAAATAGCCGGGTAGCAGTAGCACCGGACATGCCCTTCGCTTCCAAAGCGGCCATAATCCCAATCATGTCCTCTATAGTCACATTAAGGTTTTGCCCATACATGGCGACGTAATCCATGACTGAGCCAAACTCGGCTATATCTATTGTGGTGTTCTTAGCCAACCAGGTGAACTTATCAAGCTCTGCGGTAGTCTTGGGAATCTCCAGTCCAAAGACCTTGAAAGCAGGAACCAGTATATCAGCCATTGTCTCAGCGTTGGAGCCTGTAGCATCAGCTAGAGTGTCAAAGGCAATAGCTGATGCCTTGATTTCCTTAGTGTTACGCATGCCCGCCCTAGTGAGCAGTTCAAATGTGGCTGTCACGCTCTTGATAGGGAAGGTCACATTTGTGGTGGACAGCGTGAGGTCTCGCATGGCTTTTGTAGATGTGCCGAGGGTGATTGCAACCTGAGCTAGTGATGCATTGACTTTCAAGGAACCAGAAACCAAAGCTAGGCCAGCCGCACCAACGGCAGTGAACGCAGCCCCAGCCGCTTTGAGTTGCCCCTGCATTTTTTGAAGTGCAGAGGATACGGAAGATTCCGCGTCCTTCATGCCTTTTTCAAGACCGGATTTATCTACCCCCAGGCGTAAAAGGGCATCACCTAAATTTATGCTGATAGTACACCTCAATCACCGCGTTTGTTTACGGTCAGCTTTTTCCCTAGTTGAGCGAAAAGCGCGGTATCCGATACCAGCGCGTCTTCGCCGTGAACCTTCCCTGCGGATCGACCCTTGCCCGCCAGGGCATCATTCGTTCTCTGTTTGCGCTCCGATAGTTTTGAGAGCATCACCTGTAGCAATTCGTCTGTCCAAGTGTCTGCAATTATCACCGGGTCAGTGTGCCATTCAGCTAGCAGAAACTCAAAAGTCTCCGCTAACGAGGAGCCATCTTGCCTAACGCTCCGGTTAGGCTGCCCACTAAAGGGAATGCTATCTCGATCACCTGTTCGATTGCTCTCGCCAGTTCCGCCTCGGTTGCGACGTCTTCGATCGCATCACGGTCGAGGTCTTTGGCATAGGCAAAGAAGAGGTCCGCCATCTCATCTGGCATGGATACCAGCATGGAGTTTACAGCCACGTCGAAGCCCGCAGCGTCATCTGTGGTAACTCCGGCATAGGCTGGTAGTTTGGACACGAGTTTGGCAAATCTCTTGCGCCACTCACGTGCGTCCTTGATAACCAAGAGGGGCACGGAATGCTCCGCACCCCCCAACGTTACCGTTATAGGTGATCTCAAAACTTTATCGTCTTCTGTTCGTGCCATGCTCCTCCTTTTTATTATGGGAAAACTAGACCGCTACCACGGCTTGTGTGTTGAAACTAGCCAGGGTACCACCGGCTGCGGAAGTCACAGTCCCGAGCGCATAGTACAATTTGAGTACAGCCGCCCCAGCGATCGCCGCGCCATCTACAGTCAGCTTGATTGTGTCCGCGCCGTCCAACGCCGCCGCACTGAATGCTCGTGTAGCCACGCCCTCGGTGAACCAGAATTCCAGATGTTTGCCTACTGGGCTGGCCATGTTCACCGAGAATTTGGCATGAATAAACGTTCCGCCGGGTGTCTCAGCGTGTGTATCTGCACCAACTACCAGAGTTGGCACGGGAGCCGCGATCAGTGTGGGGGCATCCGTCACCGTCCCAAAGACTCCGGTGTCAGCAACAATCCCAGAGAACGTCACCGGCACCACGGAGATTTCGCCCTTTTTGAAGGGAATTCCAACCTCGCCGGTTGGATTGCATTCTGTCAAAACGATTATTCGAGGCGTCCCGGCAGGGTTCAGTCCTTCAAGAGTCAACCGCTTCGATTGCAACGCTCCGCCGCCGATTGTGGTAATCGCAGCGGACGTTGCCACCGCGCCGGGGATAGCCGCATTCAGGTTGAGTAGCGTTCCCTCAGCCATGTTCAGGGTGACATCCACTTCCTGATCAATCAGCCGCCGAATAATGGTTCCCTCGGCCTCCTCGACCTTGATATTCGCGTCAGTGCTCCTCACGGTCATATTCACGCCATCGACTGAATAGCCGATAACGAGAGCCGAGACACCAACTCCAACGGTGACTTTTACGTCACCCACTAAAACGTTCGCTTTTGTTCCCATATCTAAACCTCCTGCTTTGAGTTGTTAAACTGCCGTATGTCTTCTGTTGTTTTTGCCTTGTGGCACTTATCGCAGAGTACTTGATAGTTTGTCCATTCATCGGCCCCACCATTACATAAAGCTACAATGTGGTCAATCGCATGGGGCTTCCTATAAGCTTTTGAATATGGGGCACCACACTTTACACATGACTCCCTCAGACTGTGCAAATTCAAAACACGCAAGGCGTACAGTTTAGGATTCGTACTTAAGGCTCTGCGTCTTGCTATACGGGTAGCAGTAAAGGCCCTCCCCTTGGGTGATTCCAAATATCTTTCTTGCCGAACTATTCTTTTTAGGGAACTGTTAGCCCTTCGCACTGCCTCACTGCGAGATTTGGATTTAGCGTATCTTTCCTCAGAGGCCTTTCCTTTTAGGGAAAGTTTGTAACGTCTGTTTGCAAGTATGTGTGTACATCGTTTAGAACAGTTGACGCGAACTCTATCGTGCCCTGCTTTATCGATATACTTTTCCTCGAAGGAACATTCACACACTTGGCAAATTTTCATTAAGTCTCCGTGCTTAACTATCAGTAATAGTTCCAAAATCTCCGAGGTCGTGAACCAGGCAAGAGAACGTCACCGGCACCACGGAGATTTCGCCCTTTTTGAAGGGAATTCCGACCTCGCCGGTTGCGTTCACGTGGTGCAAGGCAATGGTTCGGGCTGCGCCAGCCGGGTCAGTGCCCACGAGTACCATTGAGAATTCCGACAGCGCATCTCCGCCGATGGTGATTACCGCACCCGCGAGCGAGCTTCCAGGAATAGCCATTGCAAGGTTATCGAGCGTCCCTTCCGCAATGTTGATCGTTACATCCACTTCCTGGTCTGTGATCCTGCGAATTATCGTGCCAGCCACTTCCTCAACCTTGATATTTGCGAAGCTCGTCCGCACCGTCAGCGTCACACCGTCCACTGTGTAACCAATCGTTACCGGCCCTACCGGGTGTCCTGAGATTGTGGTTACAGTTACCGTTGCATCGCCTACTAAGACATTTGCCTTTGTTCCCATTTGAGACCTCCTAAATTGCTATTTTGATTCTAAAAAAGGCTATTACTCTACAGTAATTTGGGTACTCTACATCCTGGACGTCCTGGCCCTGAACCTCTTCGATGGCGGACTTGATATAATATGTGTTTGCGCCAATGACAACCGCCTGATTTTGGGTTCCTTGAAGGCAATCGTAAAGCGCGGTATAGACAGATCGGGCAACCAAAGAAGTGGCACCCCAGCAGTCAAATTGAAACGCTGGCTCAACTATTGGCGGGATATATGGCGTGGACATACCCCCTCGCACAAAGAAGCCGATGGCGGGCAACGTGGTGCCTTCCGGTATGCGCGGACAATAGATTTTAGTGCCCACAACCGCGATTATCCCCGCATTGGTTGAGAGAAATTTACGAACAATGGCGTTCACGTCACCTGATGGCATTATTTCGTCTCCAAGTGTTTCTTGATATTCGGGATCAACTCTTTGCCGTGCATATCTAGAGATGGTCTGAAATATGGCTGTGCCCTCATACGGTCTGTGCCAATTTCAAGGAAACCCGAATACCCGCTCGTTCCGTAAGTTGCAGCCTCAAGTTTACTTTCATCAATCACTGATTTATCTGCCCCGCTGGAAACGTCGCCTGGTTTCGGTGCGCCGGATGATGCCTTGTTGTGCCCCATGCCCGCCGTGCCATAGAATATTGATCTCTGATTATTCCCTGTTTTATGGGGTGAGAGCTGTATGGCCTCGTTTGCGATTGTGGCAATCGTATCCCTTAACCCCAGCCGCGAAGCCTCGGTCACCTGTTTAATAGTTTCCTCAGTCTTAAAATCCAGTTTAATATCACAGTCTATTTTCACGGTATCACTCTCCGAAGCGAAAGCTCTTTGTGATGTCCAGATACTGCGTCCTGCGGCTCGGAAACAAACAAGATTTCAAACTCTATCCCGTCAACAATCGCCTTGTCCCTCTCGGTCACGTCCACATCTCCTACGAACAGTACAGCATCCACCGGCACAATCTCAGTGCCACGTTGAACCTGCCTGCCCTTCGGGTACGATATCCGACACGGTTCTGAGGTCAGATAGTCCGCCCAAATCTTTACAGGGTTACCGTAATCATCAATGGCAACAGAACCATAACGGCGAATCGTTGCAGTGCTGATTAACATGCTTTCAAAGGTCATTTAATCGTCACCTTCACCGTAATTTACAAGGTCCATTTCCGCCCAGTCTACTGCCACGACTCCGCCTATCACGCCGGTTTCCATGTCTCTCAAACGCTTGGCCAACTCCAGCATCTTATTGACAATGCTCTGCGAATAGTTATAGTCCCCCACCTTCTCACTATCGGCATTCGCCCCATAAGAAGCGGCCCAGGATTCAAGTGCCGCCGCGGACGCCAGGTTTATCGAATTCCCATTCTCGGTCAGAAAATAGGTTATCTCCTCGTCTGTGAAGACGGGATCGGTGATCGTCTTATCCCCCGTTTTGAGTCGGACTTGGCCTACTGTAGTTGCAATATCATAGGTGACAGTCATAAGAAACCCTCCTTGTCTATCCGCGTGAACGGGAGGCGTGATACTTTCATTCTGGCTTTTTTAACAGCCGTTCGGAGAACCTGGAACAAAATACCCCTCATGGAATCGGTGATGGCGATGACCTCATTGGATATTTTCATCAACCACCGGAGACTCAGCATGGAGTCAATAACCCCCACAGTCTCGGCAATGAGGCGGCTAGATATCATCCGGCGTACCAATGAATCGGTGATGGCGATGACCTCGGCTGCCATTCTAACCGCCCATGCCCGGCGGATTGACATATCGCTCAATGTGATCTGTTCGGCTGTTGGTCGGACTGACCACATGCGCTTGATTATACTGTCGGTCAGCCCGATGGCCTCAGAAACAAGCCTATTGGAATATGCTCGTTTAATTATTGAGTCAGATACGCCCAGGTTTTCAGCTAGCATCCTCACCGACCATGCACGTCGGGTGCCACTGTCAGTAACCCCGACTGTCTCGCTCTCTGGCCGGATTGAAAACGCTCTCTTGAAGAATGAATCAACCAATCCAATAGAGTCAGGAGTTAATCGGATTGACCATGCGCGTTTGATAAAAGAATCAGCAATACCGATCCCCTCGGCTGTAATTTTCGTGAGCCATGACCTACGGATTGCATCCTCAGTTACGCCTATTGCCTCATTGCAGGATTTTAGTAGGGCAAATCTGGTGTTTTCTGCGTCGGTTATGCCGATGTCATCAGCGAACAATCGGATTGACCATGCGCGTTTGATGGCGCTATCGGCAATGCCAACGGTCTCGGCTATGAGTCGATTGGATAAGGCCCGTCTCATAAGACTGTCAGCTATCCCTACTGTGTTAGGAACGTATCTAACCGAAAATGCCCGTTGCATTATAGAGTCTGCGATCCCCATAGCTTCAGCTCCAACTTTTAACACCCACGCCATAGGGGCCATCACGCCAGACTCAGTTATACCAAGTGCCTCAGCTGCCAACTGGACAAATTCTTTAGACCAACCCGTTACCCCCGCACCTACAGTTGAGTTTGCCCCGCAGTGCCAGGTGTTCGCCGGACTTCCTGTGTTATATGTGAGAGCTACATAGTCCAGCGATATCGTCCCGCCCCCGCTCTTAGCCAGTATCCCCGCCGTAGTGCCAGACGTGTTAGTAATCGTTACTACATTCGTTCCCGCATCTCGTGTGAAGTTAGCACAAGTCTGCGTAGTTGAATTGGTTATCTTCAGTGTCTTTGCTGCTGCTGAAGCATCTATGTTGATGGTGTTGAAAGCGAATGATCTTCCTAGAACAGTTGTAAACTCATTGGCTCCGGCTATCGAGAGATTTACCGCAGAACCGTAATAGTAATCGAGTTTGCTATTTGTGGTGTATGTAACTCCATTGGATTGAGTATAAGCCCCAAAATGAGCAAGATCATTACTGTAACTCACCGTCGGGCTATTCAACACCCCTGTAAAATCAATACTCCCATATCTCGGCTCATCCATCGTGATTGTCTGGGAGCCAGAGGATATGGAGTCAGCGTTGATCTTGGCTGTGTCTTGAGGAAGCGGGTAGTTTGCAACCCCAGGGCTTCCCCCAGTTGACGTTGCCCAATGGTTTGTAGCGTCAGACCAGCTTCCCCCATTGCCTACCCAAAACTTGTCAGCGGCAGCCGTGAAGGTAATTCCAGTGTTTCCGCCACAATCTCCAACCCTGACATTTGTTCCGGTAGTTGGTGAACCGGATATCGTGATATCCTGGAAATCAACGTCAGTGAAGTTTGTTGTGGCTCCGGTACAGTTGATGGTTCGGGCTGTGCCGAGAGTATCGGATTTAACCATCAGACGGTTTGAGGATGAGTTACCGTTGATGTTGAGAGTTCCGGTGACCGTTTGATCGGCTGCGAGAGTTAGCGAGTCTGTTTTAGTGGCTGTGCCGGTGCGGGTGAGAGTGGCGAAGGTATTAGACTGAGTAAGGGTGTGTGCTGTTCCATTCAACTGGACTTCGTTGTAAGTTTGCCCACCACCTGTGAAAGTTCCTGTGCCCTTGATTATGCTTGTGCCAGGATTAAATGTCAGACCAGTTGGGGTGCTACAGTTAAAGACCCCAGAGCCATAATCAATGGTTGATGACCCAAGATTTAGTGTCTTTGTTCCGGCGTAAATATAGAAATTAAATCCAGAACCACCAGAGATATTGTAATTTCCGGTATCAAGAGTGCCATTGAATAGAACCAAATCCCTGCCATCTAACAACGTGAGCGTGTCTTGAAGCGTCCAACCACCACCCACACCATCGAAAATTAAATGCCGCATTGCTCTGCCAGCAGTGGTAATAGTTTTCCCTGTTGATGTTGCCTTGAACGTTATTGTCGCGCTGTATGTCCAACCCATTCCAGCTACACATGTCAGCGAACCATAAATATTTACATCAGAACCACCAGTAAACGTCGGGCTTCCGCTTGCAGGATTAGCCCATGTCATATCTGCACAGTTGGCTGTGGCATCTACTGTGACTGTGTATGAGGTAGTATGAGAGTTGACGGTGAAATTCAGATTATCCCCAGAAGTGGGGAGAGAAGCGCCACCAGCACCGCCATCTGAATCGGATATGTGGGCAGTGTCTGAGATGTTCCCTGTACCAAGCACCCAATACTTCTCAGCCACAGTTCACCTTGACCTTATGCCCCGATGGGCATGAAAGAATAATGCTTTTGGTAAGGATTCTCTGAATCAGCGTCTTGCCATCCTGGACAATAGAGATCGAGCCATCATCATATTCATTGATCCGGCATACCCCTTTGTGGCAGATTGGGCAGAAGTGAAAGTGGTAGCCAGTGGCCTTACGCCCTGCGATAATTTCCTCAGCGTCAGCTACCGCCAACTCCGGATCGCTGGGCTTTTGCTCAATCGCCTCCGGCAACCACCTGTCGGCCAGGTCCTGTCCGTGCCACACCCGCGCCGGTTTCCTGTCGTGCTTATCTGCAACCTCAATCGAGGTGGTGTCGTCTTTGTACTTCTCAATCTCAGCAAGGGCGGTCTTTTTATCCATCGGTTCTACCTGCTGGGGAAGCTCGGATTCCATTCTCCCAATGCAAAACCCCTCTTTATCGTTATAAAGCAACACTTCAGCCTTCGGTGCCCACGGCATCTCACCATACCAGCCGGGAGAGTAGGAGAGCTTGTTATTGTAGAATGATTTGAAATAGTTCATAGAGTCCTCAA